CAGCTATTACAACTCATAGAGCAGCAGTAAGAGCTAAAGCAGCAGAGATGGCAACAGCTATAACAAATGCAAGTGATACTCCAGCGTTAGAGACTTTATATACATACACAGAACAAGAGGATGGTTCAACTACAAGACCATTAGGTGAACTTCCAATACTGGAGTCTTAATGCCACTAATACTTGGAACTAACTCCATAAAAGACACAGGCTATAATGTAGATAACTCATTAAGGTTTAATAGTGGAAGTACAGACAGTTTATCAAGAACACCTAGTAGTGCTAGTAATAGAAGAACATATACTATTTCTATGTGGTTTAAAAGATCATCTCTTACTTCAGATAATGGTTATAGTGCTTTATTTACAGCTACATCTGGAGATAGTGGTATTTTTTTAAATAATGATGGAACACTAGAATGGTACGAAGCTAGTGGTCAATTAGACACAAGTAGAGTATTTAGAGATGTATCAGCTTGGCATCATGTTGTTGTTGCTTTTGATACAACTCAAGGAACAGCAAGTAACAGAGTAAAATTATATATTAATGGAGTTCAAGAAACTGCATTTGATACAGAAACTTATCCTAATGAAAATGCAGAAGGACTTATAAATAACACAGGAAAACATGCTATAGGAGTAAGAGCAACCTCTACAAATATGGCATATGGTGGCTACATGGCAGAAGTTGTTTTAATTGATGGCACAGCACTAGACCCAACATCATTTGGAGAATTTGATAGTGATAGTGGGATATGGAAACCAAAAGATGTATCTGGTTTAACCTTTGGCACAAATGGATTCTATTTAGACTTTGAAAGCTCTGGTAGTCTAGGTGCAGATGTATCAGGAAATGGAAATAACTTTACTGTAAATAACCTTACAGCAACAGATCAAACTACTGATACTTGTACTAATAATTTTGCAACATTAAGTCCCTTAATAGCAACAGCATATGGTTCAGAATTATCTAATGGTAATTTAGATTGTGTGCAATCTGATGTTAGAGGAAGATTTCATAATGTTACTACCATAGGTGCAAGTAGTGGAAAATATTATGCAGAAATTAAATTAACAGGTGGAAGTAATCATGTTCTTGGTGTTGCAACAGATGCTTCATTTACATATGCATCAACTTTATTAACAAGTGGATTTAATTATTTAGGTCAAAGTGGAACATTGTCTTATTCATATTATGTTGCTGACGGAACTGTATATGTTAATGGAACAAACTCATCACATGGTGCAACTTTAACAACAAATGATATTTTAGGAATTTATTTAGATTTAGATAATCATAAATTATATTTTTCAAAAAATGGTGCATTACAAAGCAGTACAGGAATAGATATTCCAACAGGATATGATTATTTTTTTGGTGTTGGTGATCTTGGAACAGGAGATTCTGGAGAAGTTTCTTGTAACTTTGGTAATCCAGTTTTTTCAATATCATCAAGCAATACAGATGATAATGGTTATGGTAATTTTGAATACTCTCCTAATATAACAGGAGATGGTTCAGCAAAATCATTTTATGCACTTAACACAAAAAACCTAGCGGAGTATGGATAATGGCTTATACAACAATAGATGACCCAGAACTTTATTTTCAGACAAAACTTTATACAGGAAATGGTGGTACACTAGCTGTTACAGGTGTAGGTTTTCAACCAGATTGGGTGTGGATTAAAAATAGACCAGATGCAAGAGATCATCAAATATATGATTCAATTAGAGGTGTAACTAAAGTTATTGGCTCAGATAGAAATTCAGCAGAAGCAACAGTAGCAAATGGATTAACAGCTTTTGGTTCAGATGGTTTTACTGTAGGTAGTGATGCTAATGTAAATGATAATGGCGATAGTCATGTAGCATGGAATTGGGAAGCTGGTGGCTCTGCATCATCAAATTCTGATGGAAGTATAACCTCAACTGTTAGTGCTAATACTACAAGTGGATTTAGTATCGTTAAATACACAGGAACTGAAACTGCTGGAGCAACTGTTGGTCATGGATTAGGTGTAGCACCAGATGTTATAATTGTAAAAAATTATGCAGTGACTAAAGAATGGAATGTTTATCACTCTGCAAATACTTCTACACCTCAAAATGATTATTTGATTTTAAATGAAACTAATGCAACAAATAGTAATTCAGGTAGATGGAATAATACTGCACCAACTTCAAGTGTTTTTACTTTAGGTGAGGGTTCAGAAACTAATGGAAATGGTAATACACATATAGCTTACTGTTTTAACGAAGTTAAAGGCTACTCAAAATTTGGAAGCTACACAGGAAATAACTCAACTAATGGTGCTTTTATTTATACAGGATTTAAACCAGCTTTTTTTATGCTTAAAAAAACTAATGGAGCTGAAGATTGGGTTATTTATGACAATAAAAGAGATCCAATTAACAAAGCAGAAAGAATTTTAAGACCAAATGCTAATACCGCAGAAACTGCAAGTTTTTTTGCAGACATACTTTCAAATGGTTTTAAATTAAGAATAGCTAGTGAAGCAAAAGTTAATGGTTCTGGAGATACATACATCTACATGGCATTTGCAGAATCCCCATTAGTTACATCAACAGGAATCCCAACAACAGCGAGGTAATTATGTTACAAAAAGTAAAATTTGCACCAGGATTTAATAAACAAGTAACCTCAACAGGTGGTGAGAGCCAATGGGTTAGTGGTGACAATGTTCGTTTTAGATATGGTTCACCTGAAAAAATAGGCGGTTGGTCTCAACTAGGATCTGTTGATATTACAGGTCGAAACACTGCTATTCATCATTTTGTAAATACATCAGGTATTAAGTATGCAGCATTAGGCACAAACAGAATTTTATATGCTTATTCTGGTGGTATATTTTATGATATACATCCAATCAAATCTACAACAACTTTAACATCAGCTTTTTCTACAACTAATGGTTCTTCAACTGTTACACTAACTTTTTCTTCAGCACACAATATTAATAAATTTGATATTGTATTATTAGATAATTTTTCATCTATTACTAATTCTAATTTTAACTCTAGTAATTTTGACGACAATAAATTTATGGTAACGTCAATACCAACAGATACGACACTTACAATTGATACTGGATCTAATGAGACAGGATCAGGAGCATCTACATCAGGTGGTATTCGTGTCAGACACTACTATCCTGTAGGACCAGCAGTTGAGGTTGCATCGACAGGTTTTGGTCTTGGATCATGGGGCGGGCAACAAGCAGGTCAGTTTACATCAACACTATCATCAGGAATTAATGCAAGTGTAACATCATTGACAATGGCAAGTTCAACTTCATTTCCATCTTCAGGAACGGTTATTATAGGAACAGAATTAATTACATATACATCAAATAGTGGTGGAACTTTATCTGGACTAACAAGAGGTGCTAATGGTACAACAGCAGCAACACATAGTTCTGGTGCAACAGTAACTGATGCATCAAACTTTTTTGCATGGAACGCAGCAGCATCAGGAGATATTGTTACAGCACCAGGTTTATGGTCTTTAGATAATTTAGGTAATAAGTTAATTGCAACAATTAATGGAGGTGAAACATTTGAATGGAATTCAAATCCAACAGATGCAACTGATACAAGAGCAACTATTATAACTGGTGCACCAACAGCTTCTGCATTTAGTCTAGTATCAACACCGGATCGTCACTTGATATTTTTTGGAACAGAAACAACAATTGGAACAAAATCTACACAAGATGAAATGTTTGTAAGATTCTCGTCTCAAGAAGATATAAATACTTATACACCATCAGCTACTAATACTGCAGGTACACAAAGACTTGCAGATGGATCAAAAATTATGGGAGCAATACGTGGTCGTGATGCAATTTATATTTGGACTGATACTGCATTATTTATTATGCGTTTTGTTGGTCCACCATTTACATTCTCATTTCAACAAGTTGGTACTAACTGTGGATTGATTGGACAAAACGCAGCTGTTGAAGTTGATGGTGCTGCTTATTGGATGTCAGAAAACGGTTTCTTTAGATACACTGGTAAACTAGAATCATTACCGTGTTTAGTTGAAGATTTTGTTTTTGACGATATTAATACGACTCCTAAACAACACATCAATGCAGGATTAAATAATTTGTTTGGTGAAATTATGTGGTTCTATCCAAGTTCAAGTTCAGGAACTGTAAATAGAATGGTTGCATACAATTATCTTGACTCAAGTCCCGAGCGACCAGTGTGGACTAGTGGTACATTAGCTAGATCCGCATGGCAAGACTCAGCCGTATTTGGTAAACCTCATGCAACAGAATATGATTCAAGTGGCACAACTTCAACAACAGATGTTAATTATGTTTATGGTAATAGTGATGGCACATCAACTTACTACGAACATGAAACAGGATTAAATCAAGTTAAAGAAGGTCAGACAACTGCAATTACTGCATCAATTGAATCTGGAGATTTTGATATTGGACAACAAGGACTTGATGGTGATGGTGAGTTTATGATGAAAATAAGAAGAGTCATACCAGATTTTTTAGCACAAACAGGAGATGCAAGAATAACATTAAATCTAAGAGATTTTCCAAATGATGCACAGGCAAGTTCTTCTTTAGGTCCATTTACAGTAACATCAGGCACACAAAAAATAGACACACGAGCACGTGCTAGATCAATATCATTAAAAATAGATAACACAAGCACAGGTCAGTTTTGGAAAGTAGGTACTTTTAGAATAGACTATCAACCAGATGGAAGAAGATAATGGCAGGAATATTAGATATAATTAAACCACAAATAAATTATACAAAATCAGGAAAACAAGATATTCCTAACACACCTTTACAAATTGATTCAGAAATAATAGATGTAATTTTAAAATTAGATATACCTTTTAATGATAAAATAACTCTTATAGGAGATTATGAACGTCGTAAAGGTAGAGATCAAATATTTTTAGATGATCAAGAATTATTTGTAGGAGAAGGTGGAGAAAGAATTCGTAACCTTGGATTAGGATATAATCTAGGTGGAGAAGGTTTAAGTGGCTACGGTAAGTACAATGTAGACACGGGAGAAACAGAAGGTGGTATTCAGTTTTTAAAAAAATTTTATATAGGAGGATTAGTATAATGGCAAGAATTGTACAATCATTAACACAACCCGATAGAGAATATGATCAACAAACTCAACAGTCTTTTGTAAGAGATGTAGATAGTATAGTGCAAAAATTAAATACTACCTATCAACAAGATTTAAAAGACGAAGCAGAAGCGGAGGCATATTTCTTTGGCTAATTCATTTGTAAATAAAAAAGTAGACTTAACTTCTACATCAGCTACAACATTGTATACTGTGCCTACAGCAACCACTGCTATCATAAAGTCTATATTAGTATCAGAAGACTCTGGTAATGCAGATACTATAACGGTTACTATTACTGATACATCAGATGCTGTATTTAGTGTGTTTAAGACTAAGTCGATATCAGCAAATGGCACAACAGAATTACTTACAGCACCTTTAGTATTACAGGAAAGTGAAGTATTAAAAGTGACTGCAGCTACGGCTAATCGACTACATGTAATATTATCAGCGCTTGAATCTAAGCCTAGAGAAGTTACAACATAGTCTTGATTTACTTGTTAAAAACAAGTATTAGTATAAATTCAGGTGAAATACCTGCCTTTTTAATATAAACAAAATTTAACATATATGATTACAAGAGCTCAAATGCGAAGACAAATGCGTGCAAAAGGTGGCATTATGAATGTGGCACCTAGAGAAAAGTTTGGTCTTGGTAGTAAACTAAAAGATAGATTTAGAAAATTAATACCTAATGAACTTGCAGACATTGCAGTTAAAGCTGCACCGTTTGTTGCACCATTTAATCCTGCTATTGCAGGCATCATGAGAGGTGTAGGTAGATTTGATCAAAAAGGTAGTATCAGTGATGCACTTAAACAAGGTCTTGGAACTTTTGCAGCAGGAGCAGGTGCAAGATATTTAGGTGGACAAAGAGGAATGTCAAATATTACAGGTGGTGGATTAAGAGGTGGTTTTACTAATCCATTAAGTGCAGAAAATGTACAAAAAGGAAAAGCTTTGTTTCAAAAAGATAAAGTAAATCCTTTTGAAGAAACAGCAAACGCAGGTAAAAAACTTCCTGGCACAACAGAAACAAAAGGTTTAGATGTTGTAAGAGAAACATCAGATAAAGTATTTAGTAAAATACCTGGAGGAGATAAATTACCATCAATGGTAAAACAAAAACTATTAGTAGGCGGTATTACATCAGGTGCTTCTGCATTATATAGTTATTTTGCAGGTGAATTTGAACCACAACAACCTGGTGAAAGTATGGAAGAGTACATGGCTAGAAGAAACACACGTGTTAAACAACAAATGAGAGGTTACATGGATAGTTATTACACACCATTACGTAATCCACAATATGCAGCCATGAGTGATGAAGAAAAAGATAAATATATAGATAGTATAGTTGGTCAGGGTATGGCAACAGGTGGTAGAGTTGGTTTAGCTAATGGAGATTTAGTTGATCCTAGAATGAGAAATTCTTTACAAGAAAACATAAGAAGAAACAATGCAGCAAGAGCTGTAAATCAAATGAGTAGAAGTTTTGATTTTAGTAATTTATCTAAATACGGCATAAACCCTAAAAAATACGATTCTACACCAGGACCTATGAGAGGTATACCTGCTGTAAAAGGTATGAGGGATAGAATTATACAAGACATAATGAACACTCAACAACCCTATTCTTTAACATCTCAAAAACCACCTAAACCAAAAGATTCATTAACAGGAATGCCTGAATCAATGATGTTACCTAATATGGCAGATGGTTCAATGAAAAGTATTGCTGAAATGGACGCTATTAGAGATAGAGTTTTAGCAGCGCAACAAGCACAAGAAGAACAATATTATTTAACTGATCCTATAAGTGGCAAACAATATAAAAGTGAACAAGAAGCAATTGATGATTTAGGTATTGTTGTGTATAATCAAAGATTTGCATCAGGCGGCAGGGTTGGTTTGATGGGTGGCACTATGCCTATGGGTAAGCCTAGAGTTAATCAAGGTGGTGTTACAGAATTAGATTACAGAGCTAAAGGTGGATTTGTACCAGTTGGTATAAAAGAAAAAGCAGATGACGTTCCAGCAATGTTATCAAAAAATGAGTTTGTATTTACAGCAGATGCTGTAAGAGGAGCAGGCAATGGAAGCATTGAAAAAGGAGCACAAAAGATGTATGATACAATGAAAAATTTAGAGAGAAGGGTTACTTAATGGCAATCAACACAGATAAATTAAAAGATGATGCAGCAGGCATTTTAAACCTATTAGGTAAAATTACTCCAGGCGGCATGGCAAAATCACTTGCTGAAAAATTACAAGGCAATCAAGCTGAAATTATGAAAGTTATAAAAAAACTTTTAGAAAAAACTCCTCCAGGCCAAGCAGCTAAAATTGTAAATTTTATTGTAGACAGATACAAGATACCTGAATCAGTTGCAGCAAGAATGGTAGCAAATGAAATGACTGATCTTAACGAAGGTTTTGGTCCACAAGGTCCAGATGGTACTCCTGATGATGGGTACAGAAAAAACATTGGAATAGACTCAGGAGCTGAAGATTATTATGACGTTCCAGATAAAAAAATAACTACAGATTCTAAAAGATTTCCTGACATGAGTGATCCAGATACTAGAAAAAAAATAGAAAATTTAGAAAGTAAACCTATTCCACTACCTGGACCCATAGATACGGGTGAAAGAAGATCTAGTGCCATTCCACTACCTGGACCTATAGGAG